ACCGCAAAGCAAGCATTGGCCGATTTCTTCAAGAGTGTTGGCAGTTATTTCCTGGATATGGCCAAGCAGATTATCGCCAAGATGATTCAAATTGCGATTCTGAATAGTGTCGTCAGGATTTTCGGTGGCGGTTTAACAACAAGCTCTGGCGTATCCATGAGCGCGGGTCAAGCTACTCAGTCTGGGTTCAACATGGGCTCGGGTTTGGCTGCAATGCTACCAGGTCGCGCCAATGGTGGACCCGTTACCGGCGGTTCACCCTACATAATCGGTGAGCGCGGCCCCGAGCTGTTCGTTCCGAGTCGGTCCGGTTCTATTGTCCCTAACAGTAAGCTTGGCAGTGGCGATAACGTAAGTGTTGTGGTTAATGTAGATGCAAAGGGCACCAGCGTTCAAGGCAATGACCAGCAAGGCAATCAACTGGGACGCGCTCTTTCGACTGCTATTCAAGCTGAGTTGATCAAGCAAAAACGCCCAGGAGGCTTGCTCGCATAATGGCCACTTTTCCCAGTTACGATCCGGTTTATTCTGCCAGCAAGAATAGCGAGCCAAGAACGCGCATTGTTCAGTTTGGCGATGGTTATCAACAGCGCCTCACGTTTGGCCTTAATCAAAACCCGAAGGAATGGCAGTTGACTTTTGATGTAACTGATGATGATGCCGACATTATCGAGGCATTCCTTGATGCTCGTGCCATTGATTCTGCCAGTTTTGACTGGACACCACCTGATACCGTTACGTCTTACAAGTGGATATGCCCAAGCTGGACCCGCGAACTATATGTATCTAAGCGCAGCAAAATCACAGTAACATTCCAACAGGTCTTTGAGCCGTAATGTCTGTACCCGTATCTGCCTTACAAGAAATTGCCCCTGGTGCAATTATTGAGCTATTTGAGCTGCAGCTTGATACTGATTTGCACGGAGCATCCACGTTGTATCGTTTTCATGCGGGTTCAAATCTAAACGCTAACGGCCAGCTTGTCTGGAACGGCAATAGCTATTTGCGCTATCCAGTGGAGGCTACAGGTTTTGAATATTCAGGAGCAGGCCAGCTACCGCGACCTGTTTTCCGCATTTCAAACGTCTTGAGTCTGATTACTGCTTTGTTGCTTACGTTGCCTGATGGGTTAGAAGGCGCGACGTTAACACGAATCCGTACCTTGGCACGTTATATCGACGCAGCAAACTTTCCAGGCAATGTAAATCCTTATGGAACGCCAGATCCAACGGCTGAGTTTCCGCAAGAAATTTACTACGTTGACCGTAAGGTCATTGAAAACGCAGAGATTGTTGAATTTGAACTTGCTGCTGCATTTGATATGGCTGGGATTCGAGCACCAAAACGTCAGTGCATCGCCAATTTATGCCAATGGGCCTACAAATCTGCAGAATGCACATACTCTGGTCCATTAGCTACTTGCGAAAAAACACTGAAAGCATGTGAGGAGCATTTTGGAGAAAACCAGCCGTTACCATTCGGCAGTTTTCCTGGCATCGGAACGTATTATCAATGATGTGGCGTGATTTTGCTGCTGCTCATGCAGTTGAAGCTGACCCAAAAGAAGCTTGTGGTTTGGTGGTCATTATTGATGGCGAGCGGAAATACTGGCCATGTAAAAATCTAGCCAGCGGCAACGATCAGTTTATTCTTGATCCTGATGATTATATGGAAGCAGAGGATGCTGGTGAGATTGTAGCTGTATTCCATAGCCATCCCAAAACACCAGCGATTCCAAGCCAAGCGGATCTAATTGCAATTGAAAGCAGCTTGGTCCCTTGGTATATCTTTAATCCAAAAACACAGTCATGGAGCGGAGAGCTGTTGCCAACAGGCTATGAAGCGCCGCTAGTAGGGCGTGAATGGGCGTGGGGATTATCCGATTGCTGGACATTAGCTCACGATTGGTACAGCCATCACGGTTTGAATTTGATTGATTTCGAGCGGCCACTGACACCAGAAGAGTTTGAAGCCAATCCGATGTTTGAAGATTGCTGGGAATTGGCGGGATTTTATCCTGTACCAGATGATCAGCCGTTGGAGCGCGGCGACCTTGTTTTCATGAGCATCAGAAACAAGAGGTTAAACCATTGCGGTGTTTACATCGGTGACGGGATGTTGTTGCATCATCTTCGTTATCGCTTGTCATCACGGGATATGTATGGAGGCTGGCTTGCGAAGTGCACGGGTCGTAGACTAAGACATCCAGGCATGTGTAAAATTGGCGAGGGGAAGTAGTCACCATGATGAAAACCATCAAGGTTTACGGCAAGCTCGCAAAATTCTTGGGGCGTCGAGTCTTCAAGGCTGATGTATCCAGTGCTGCAGAGGCTGTTCGCTTTCTTGTCGCAAATTACCCGAAATTACATTCGCACATGCGCGAGCAATATTATCGCGTTAGGGTAGGCAGCCATCCGTTAACCAGCGAAGAGCTGCACCATCCCACAGGTATGCAGGTTATACGAATCGCACCAGTTCTTGCAGGTGCCGGAAGCAACGGTGGTTTAAGCCAGATTTTGATCGGAGCGGCTTTGATCGGTTTGTCGTTTGTCAGTTTTGGCGCTGGTACTGCCTTTGCAGGAATGGGAGCAGCTTTTAGTGGTGCTGCTGCTGGATTTGGCAGCACGGCATTGTTTTCCATTGGCGCTTCACTTGTTCTTGGTGGTGTTGCTCAGTTAATCAGCCCTGTACCAGCGATACCTACAGGGAAAGACAGTGAGCAGGATCCAAGGAAAACCTATAGTTTTTCTGGCATTCAGCAAACAAGTCGTCAGGGTATTCCAGTACCAATTGTTTATGGCGAAACGATTGTTGGTTCTATTGTAATTTCTGCCGGTATTGACACCGAAAAGGTAAGCGTATGACTCGGATTTATGGTGCTGGCGGCGGTGGCGGCAAGGGCGGCGGTAGTCGTGGCGGTAGTACGCCTGACATTGACAAGGATGATCTTGAATCCACACAATATGCCAAGGTTGTTGATCTAATCAGTGAAGGCGAAATTGAGGGTTTGGTTGGCGGTGCAAAGGGTGTCTTTTTTGAGAACACACCACTGCAGAATCAAGATGGTACGTTTAATTTTAAGGATGTTGAATATTACGAGCGCACTGGAACGCAAGATCAGGACTATATCCCGCTAGGGGACATGGTAGAGGATGAAACACCTGTAGGCGTATTTTTTGACACAGAAGACCAAAGTGCTGTCCGTCAAATTACAGACACAAATGTAGATGCAGTAAGAATTACACTTACCATCCAGCAATTACTACGAATTGAAGAGGATGGTGATCAGCGTGGAGGCAAGGTACAAATTAAAATTGAAGTGCAGTATGACAGCGGAGGTTATGTAACCGTTATTGATGATGAAATCAAGGGTAGAACAACAAATCCGTATCAACGTGACTATTTGATTAAATTCACACAAGAGTTTGCAACTTCTGTTGATATTAGGCTTACTCGTTTATCCAGGTCTGCGGCTGATGAGCAAACGGATGAAGGCTATCTGCAGTATGCAAACGATTTTACCTGGACTTCCTACACTTCTATTATTTACGCAAAACTTCGGTATCCAAATTCAGCACTGTTTGCTGCAAGGATTGATGCCGCTCAATTTGGCAGTATTCCTAATCGTAAATATAGGGTGCGTGGAATCAAGGTTCGCATTCCAAGCAATGGCACGGTAGATCAAGATAATGGTCGTATTGTCTACAGCGGCGACTGGGATGGCACGTTTGCTGCTGCAACGTGGACAACTGATCCATGTTGGATTTTGTGGGATCTACTAACATCAACTCGATATGGATTTGGTGATCAAATATTAACTGCCTCTGAAAAAGCAAGCTTTACGGGCAATGCCTCGCGTCTTGATAAATTTGCTTTTTATTCAGCAAGTCAATATAGCTCTGAGTTGGTTGACGATGGCCGCAATGGTCAAGAGCCGCGATTTAGCTGTAACGTAAACATTCAAACAGCAGAAGAAGCCTATAAGTTAATCAATGACTTGTGTTCGGTTTTTCGTGCCATGCCTTACTGGGCATCTGGCGCTATGGAAATATCTCAAGACAAGCCCAAGGACTACAGTTATTTGTTTACAGCAGCAAATATCGGGCCAGGTGGATTCACCTACCGAGGTGCTAGCCGAAAAACTAGGCCCACGGTTGCCGTGGTCAGTTACTTGGATCTTGATTTGCGAGACATTGCTTATGAAGTAGTCGAGGACCAAGCCGAAATAGCCAAATGGGGCGTGGTTCGTGCTGACCTATCTGCATTTGCATGTACTTCACGCGGTCAAGCGGCGCGTATTGGTCGGTGGTTGCTTTATAGCGAGCGTTATGAATCCGAAAGCGTAAGTTTTACAACAAGTATTGATGCTGGTGTTGTTTTACGCCCTGGCGATACAATCAAAACAAGCGATCCACTACGGGCGGGTGAGCGCCGTGGTGGTCGCATTGTTTCTGCAACCACAACTACAGTTACAGTTGATGATTCAACATATTTAACAGACCAAAACAACGCTCAATTGAATGTGATTTTACCGGACGGAACACTTGAACAGCGGGCAGTTGCAAGTATCTCTGGTGCGACAATCACTGTATCATCAGCGTTTAGCGTAGCGCCAAATGCAAACAGCGTGTGGGTGCTTGGTACGAATGATATTCAAACTCAAACCTGGCGTGTTGTTGGCGTACAGGAGCAGGACGATGGCATGTTTGATGTTATGGCAATTGGCTATAACTCAAGTAAGTTTGATTACATTGAAAATGGGGAGTTATTGCAGCAGCGTGATGTAACAAATTTAAACATTATTTACAATGCGCCAGAATCCTTAGATGCCAGGGAAGTGCTGTATGAACTAAATGGTGTTGCTAAATCAAAATTACTTGTTTCGTGGAAACCTATTCCAGGCGTCAAGGAATACCGCGTCCAATGGCGCGAAGAGGACGGCAATTGGCAAACAATATTACAGCAATCACGGCCTGATTTTGAAATACTTGATACAAGCCCAGGTCTTTATGAAGTAAAGGTCTGGTCATTAAACACTGCGCTGATACCTTCCCCAGATCCTGCATATTTGTCATATAACGCAGAGGGCAAAACAGCCGTACCGGAAGATCCTACGGGGCTTAGCTTGATTGCAAATTCAGATACAACTGCAATTTTGAGCTGGGATCGCGCTATGGCTCTGGATGTGATTTTAGGCGGCAAGGTCTTGATTCGTCACAATAATGCTTTGACTGGTGCGACTTGGAGCGAGTCTCAAAGTGTTGTTGCGGCTGCTGCAGGCAGTCAAACACAAAAACAGGTGCCGCTTCTTGAAGGTACTTATTTGATTAAATTTGAAGATGACACAGGGAACAGATCGGATAATGCCGCAACATTTGTTGTTGACTTGCCAGAGCAACAACCCAAACTGCTGGTTGAAAACTATCGCGCCGATGCGCCGTACTACATTCTTTTTGATGATTTTGAATTGATAGACAGCGTTGCTAGCAATATTGACACTTATTCCTTGCCAGCATTTTCGGGCACTGGGTCCAATATGTCGTATAGCGCAAGTTCGCAGGGATTGATTTTAGATGACACATCTTTAGGAAGCGGTGAATTTCAATTCGATAGAACCGTCGATTTTGGCGGAGTATTTGATGTTAATGTTCGTCGCCATTTAGCTACGTCAGGTTATCTGGAGGGTACTTTATGGGATGGCCAAAGCAGCCTTATTGACACATGGAGCGATATTGATGGCGGTGTCGTTTCTGATGTTGATGCAATTATGTATATTCGCGCAACGCCCGATAACCCAAGTGCAGCGGTATGGGGCCCTTGGCGCGAATTTTCAAATGCAGTAATTCGAGGCAGAGCGTTCCAATTCAAGGTGAAGGGAATTAGCGAAAACCTAGCGCAAAACGTACTAATCTCAGAAGTGGGCGCAGCTTTTGAGCTTCAGCAGCGGCTGGAGGCTGTTGGACCGTTACTTACAAATGAATCTGGGTTTACGACGATCTCGTTTGATGTGCCATTTTACGAACCACCTACCATTTCAGTTGTTCCTTATAACAATGACGGAACGGCGCAAGTCAACATCGCCAATGCCTCACGCACTGATTTTGAAGTACAATTCACCTATAGTGACTTGGTAGAAAGTCGCGCCTTCAACTACGTTGCCGTTGGATACGGCAGGGAGATCACTTAAATGGCCCAGCACGACTACAACATTGCCAACCAAACCGGCGCAGCATTCCGCGCTGATCTGAATAATGCGCTTTCGGCAATAAAGACTCTTAACAGCGGCGCATCGCAACCAGCCAGCACAACGGCTTATATGTTGTGGGCTGATGAGGGCAACGATCTGCTCAAGCTGCGAAATGCAAGCAATAATGGCTGGATTACGCTTAGATCTTTTACTGGGAATATAACCACTACTCCACTTGGCATCGGGACTAACACCCCGAGCGACTATAGCAGCTATGCAAACACAGCGGTCGTGTATGAAAGTAATAGTGATGCTGGCATCACTATTGCTACAAACAGCTCTTCTTACGATTGCAATATCTATTTTGCAGACGGGACGGATTCTACGTCCGAAAGAGTAGGTCGCATCCAATACGACCATGGCGTCAATGACATGATGTTCTGGGTCAACGGTTACGTCAGGGGTGTTTTTGGGCAGAATGGAACATTCTACAATATGGCACTAAACAATACATTTTATGCACAATCTTCCGCAAGTGCAGCTACAACTTACACGCTATTCAGTGGCGCATATAGCGCCAGTCAGGGCAATGAGAACACAGGTATCATCAGCTTTAAGGTTTACACAAATGGAAATGTGGAAAATAGCAACAATAGCTATGGGCAGCTTTCTGACATTAAGCTAAAAAGTAATATTGTTGATGCTTCGTCTCAGTGGGACGATATTAAGAATTTTCGGTTTGTGAATTACAATTTAATCAGTGACCCGAGCACCATGCAGCTCGGTGTTATCGCGCAGGAAATTGAAAATGTATCTCCTGGCCTTGTTTATGAAGTGCCAGAACTTGATGAAAACGACGTTCCAACTGGTGTTGTGACCAAGGGAGTCAAATATTCGATCCTCTACCTAAAGGCAGTAAAAGCCCTTCAGGAGGCAATGGAGCGCATCGAGCAACTGGAAGCCAAGGTCGCAGCATTGGAAAACGCCTGATCAACGCTAGACTTGTCGCAGGAGGTGCATCATGGCTGTCCAACCCGGCATCTATAACATCGCGCTTCAGCGTCGGGCGGATTACAGCATCACGCTGCAATTTAAGGACAGCAACGACGCGGCCATCGACCTTACCGGCTGGTCCGTTGCCGCACAAACGTGGAACAAAAACCGCACCACCAAATACGCCGACTTCGCTATTGACTACACAAATCGCATTGCCGGTACAGTCACCATCAGCTTGACAGACACGCAAACCGAAGCGTTGCCTGATGAAGTTTATTATGACGTGCTACTAACAAATCCAAGCGGCTTGAAAGAGTATTATCTTGAAGGCATCGTTTATGTATCGGAGGGGTACACGGCATGACGACCGTTAACGTATCTACTGCCGGTAAAACTACGGTTGTTCAAGACACAACCACCAATGTGGTCTCTGTGATCACTGCTGGTCCGCAAGGTCCAAAGGGAGATCCTGGGCAAAGCGGGATTGTTGTTGATTCCACTGCTAAAGTAGATGGGAGCGTCGTCTATTATGATGGCGGAGCAAGTCAGTTCAAGGCTGACTCTACTTGGACCGTTCTCACACTCACTGACGGGGGCAATTTTTAGTCATGGCTAACACCATTCGTATCAAACGCAGAGCGTCTGGTGGTTCCACTGGCGCACCTGCCTCACTGGAAAACGCAGAACTCGCGTATAACGAATCAGACGCCGGTAATGGCGTACTTTATTACGGCTACGGCACTGGTGGTGCTGGCGGTAGTGCAACAAGTGTTGTTGCAATTGGTGGCGATGGTGCATTCGTCAACCTGACCGGCACTCAAACCGTCAGTGGCGACAAGACTTTTACTGGATCGCTGACGCTAAATGCGGCAACGATTGATGCCATCACCACAACTGGAAATGTTGTTGTTGGTGGCGATCTTACCGTTAACGGCACTACGACGACGATCAACTCGGTGACGGTGAGCACCGATGACAAAAACATCGAACTGGGTAGTACGGCTAGCCCCAGTGATGTCAGTGCAGACGGTGGCGGTATCACGCTAAAAGGCACAACCGACAAAACCTTCAACTGGGTTGATGCCACAGACGCATGGACCAGCAGTGAGCACCTGAACCTGCTTACGGGTAAGGCGTATTACATCAACGGCACCGAAGTCCTTAACAGCACAACGCTGGGAAGCGGCATCACCGCATCAAGCCTGACCAGTGTCGGCACACTGACCAGCGGCACCTGGAACGCAACAACAATCGCGGTAAACCGTGGTGGTACGGGCCAGACAACCTACACCGACGGCCAACTGCTGATCGGTAACAGCGCAACCAATGGCTTAGCTAAGGCAACGCTGACCGCTGGCAGCAACATCACCATCACCAATGGCAACGGCACGATTGAGATTGCCGCTTCGGCTGGCGCACCGATTGCCGGTGATGGTATTGATGTCACTGGTACGACGATTAGCACCGACCTGAAAGCAAACGGCGGTCTCGTTATTGAGTCCACTGAACTTGCTGTTGATCTCGGCGCAAGTAGCATCACCGGCACTTTGGCGGTTGCTGATGGCGGTACTGGTGCGACCACACTGACCGGTATTTTGAAAGGTAACGGCACTAGCGCATTTACCGCTGCTGTAGAAGGCACTGATTACCTAAGTTCAACATCCGAAATCGACGGCGGTACTTTCTAGTACAATCGTCTTGTCCGCTTTTATAGCACTTTGAGGACAGCCACATGGCAAACACGTTAAAGCTGAAACGCTCAGCCGTTGCGGGTAGGGTTCCAACCACCAGTGATTTGGCGCTTGGTGAGCTTGGAATGAATACCAACGATGGTGCGTTGTACATGAAGCGTGATGCTGGAACAGCAGAAATTGTTCGCATCGCCTTTGCGGATCAGGATTATGGTTTGATCACTGGTGCTGCCAGTGGCGCCCTTGATTATGGAGCATTGGTCTGATGGCTACTCAAGTTCAACAACGTCGCGGCAGCACTGCTGAGCACAGCACATTCACTGGTGCGGTAGGTGAGATCACGGTTGATACGACGAAGGATACAGCGGTAGTGCATGATGGTTCTACTGCTGGTGGATTCCCGCTGGTCAAGGAAGCAGCGATTGGCGTCAGTGTGCAGGGATATGACGCGGATACCGCGAAGACTGATGTAGTGCAGAGCTTTACTGCAGCACAACGCGGCAGTAGCACGACGCTGACTTCTGGGGCGACGATCACCCCTGACTTTGCAGATGGCAACAATTTTGATTTAACGCTAGGTGTCAATGCGACCTTGGCTAACCCCAGTAATTTGACGGCTGGTCAATCCGGTGTGATTGTAATCACCAATGGTGCGTTTACATTGGCATTTGGCAGTTACTGGAAGTTTCCTGGTGGAACGGTGCCAACGATTACGCAAAGTGCTGTCTCTGTGATTGCGTACTACGTCGAGAGCGCAACTCGTATTACTGCCCAAGCTATTCTGAACGTCTCATGATTCCTGGATCTGCAAATCCCCTGCTGCTTGCTAGTGCTGCTGCAGAGGCTGGAGCGTATGAGATCTCCAGATCGCTCCGTTTCAACAGTAGTGACAGTGCCTACTTGTCTCGGACGCCTGCATCAGCGGGCAACAGGCGCACTTTTACTTGGTCTGGCTGGGTCAAACGGTCAGCACTCAGCGTTTCTGGCGACGCAAATAGCCGTCGTTGTTTATTTTCTGCATACAATAACGGTAGCGATTATTTCTTTTTTTACTTTTCCCACAGCCCAGTTGACACTTTAGTTGTTGAAACCTTTTCTGGGACTACAGCGGTGTACCGGGATCCAGGCGCATGGATGCACGTTGTTCTTGCTATTGATACGACTGCTGCAACGGCTGCGGATCGAATGAAGCTATACGTAAACGGCGTATTGCAAGCAATATCTACCCCTGCATTTACGCTAAACCAGAACCTGCCTGTGAATCTAAATGGGGCAGTTCATAATATTGGCTCTGGTTATTACGGAGCCCCTGGTCTGTATTTCAACGGCTACCTCGCCGACATCCACTTCATCGACGGCCAAGCCCTAACTCCATCCAGCTTCACAGAAGTCAGTGCCACTACTGGGCAACTGATTCCTAAGGCTTACACCGGCACCTACGGCACCAACGGGTTCCACCTCGACTTTGCCGACAACAGCGCAGCAACTGCCGCCGCATTGGGGAAGGACACTTCTGGCAACGGGAATAACTGGACGCCGAACAATGTTTCGATTGTCACGGGCGGTCCCACTTCAGTGGCTGCGGCGTCTGGTGCGCTGCCGATTTTAAATACTACAGATACATACGGAACCACAGTCGGCGTAGGGGTTGCGTCTGATTCATCTGCAAGCTCTTTGCAACTAGCTTTACCGATGGGTACAGCCAGCGGCCTCAGCATTGCCGATGAGTCGCCTTCGGGGCGCACAAGTGCCACCAAAACAATAACAAATTCTTCGGTAATTAATAGCACCTCAATATCAAAATTTTACTCTGGTTCCGCAAACTTCCAACGAAGCTCAAGCGCAAACCTAAGGGTTGCCGGGGCGGGGCTCACCTATCCAGTAAATTCAACCGATTCGTGTACTATCGAATTTTGGCTGTATATGAAAACAGCCTCGCTTGCAAATCGTCAGTTTATGGTTGGAAAGTCAAACTGGGGGAATAACACGACTAGCTATAACGACGGTATTCGTATTGAACAAACAAATAGCTCTTGGGCCTTCCAGCTTGGAACAGTATTCGTAACGTCAACAATAACCGCAGCAAATGGACAATGGGCTCATTTTGCGGCAGTACGCAATGGAGGCACGCTGACTTTATACGTTAATGGGGTGCAAGTTTCTACGGCCAGCGGAGCCAGCACAGTAAGCGCTGTGGCTGGAGATATGATCATCGGCAACCAAGGTACAAGTAGTGGATCTGGCGGTTTATTTTCGGCGTTCCTAGATGGATACATTGCAGATTTTAGATATTACGTTGGCGTCGCCAAATACACCAGCAACTTCAACCCGCCCAGCTCCACCCAAAACGCCCCAGTCGCTGCAGGCAACGATTCCCTCGTAGACACCCCGACTTCTTACGGCACCGATACAGGCGCTGGTGGGGAGGTGAGGGGGAATTATGC